TCTGTTACGTCTTGCTATATCACCTTCTGAAAGGGAAGATTCTTTACCATCCAACAAGAATAACTCTTTAAAATGTACGATATAATATTTACTTTGTTTGTGTAAGATGTGACAAGATTGATAAAGCGTATTATCTTTTTTAGAAGCCAATCCAATTCGAGACAGAGTCTCCCTAACTTTGAGGAAATCTTCAGCGTTCTTTAGCCTCACTTCCACTAGTTGGTTTATGTTGAACATGATTACCACCTTTTATTATTCTTGTTTTTATATGGTCAATCTGCTCCCTCGTCAGCACCCTGCTGATTTCAAGAGCCCTATTGTTATTCACCTTATAATATTCTTGTATACTTTCTACGTCAGAACTCTCAATAGGCTTAGCCCACTTTGAAAATCTCTTAGAAACTCGTATACTATTTAGGTAATAATCATTTTGCAGCATAGAATCGACGTGATTTACCATGTTCATTTCGTTTGCGTGGAGGATCGTATCGATAAAATAAGATAAAGCCCGATTCACTAGGAACGGGCTATAATCTTTTTCAGCTAAACCAGGATTCTCGCTTTTTCTAATCAAATCCTGCTTTGTTGCATTGATTGCATTTACATATTCGAACGGGTTCATAGAAACTCCAAAGATACCATAACTTCAGTTAGAAATGCGGTTGTGTTGATTTCATGATCAGCTGCAAAAGCAGCCTGATATTGATACTTTGCTAAAAGTACAACCAGTTCAGGTATACTAGAAGGCTTAAGATAATTATAAGCCTGATCGTAAAACTTACGGAATAACTGTGTTGAATCTGTATCTGAATTCTCTCCAACCCATTTACGCATCTCACCAAAGTTCTTTGCTTTAATATAGCCAACAAGAGTCTTTAGATTTTCATCAGCTAGATTAACAAAGATACCAGAATCGATCTTACCATTTACTGAGTATCTTTGTAGTTCATTGAGGACGCGACGCCAATCAGGAACATGCTTATTAATAAGCTCAGCAACAACAGCTTTATCGTATTCTACCTTCTCGTTAGATAATATTCCCACTGTTCTTTTAAAAAATTGAACTGCAAGTCTAGGTAGATCGTCCTTGGAAATTTTGAAGTCAACCACGGAGCAACGTGAGTGTAATGGTTCAATGATGCGGTGCTTGAAGTTACACGTGAGTATGAAGCCGCAATTCCTTGAGAACTCTTCCATGAAATTGCGTAGAGCTGGCTGAGTAGAGTTGGCGTTAAGGTAGTCGGCTTCGTCGAGGATGACATACTTTCTTCCCCCACTAAGAGATACCGAGGAAGCAAATTGTTGGATGTCGTTCCGGAGTGTGTCAATATTACCATTCATCGATCCATTGATTACAATATAGTCAGCACCAATCTGCTCTAACATAGCTTTTGCTACTGTTGTCTTACCAACACCAGCAGAACCAGTAAGAAGAAGGTTGGGAATGTTATTCTGCTCTATAAAAGAGCTGAAGGTCTGCTTGAGACCTTCAGGTAGAATACAATCATCGATTGTCTTTGGTCGATACTTTTCGACCCATAGGAATTCATCCATAATTATTGTCCAAATGTGCTAGATGCTTCTGTGGCAATGTAGTAGAACATATTGTTTGTTGACCACTTTGACAAACCTTTAGATGATATCATAACATCATAGTTTGAAGAAATCAACTTAATAATATTTTCTACCTTAAAAATCATATTGAATGATTTATCAGTATTACCTACTTCAATACTAAACACATCTGATGATGGATTTTTAGAATTAGTAGCAGTGACGGTGATGTGGTGGCTATCACCAGTCACTGCAATTTCCGGCAACTGTAGAACACCAGAAGCTTTTACAACCTTCTGTAGCTCTTCTTGAGAAATGGAGAACTCAACATCAGCAGCCGGAAAATTAATATCCTTATTTGGATCTGGCGCAACAATCATAGAAGGATCAGCATATGTATACTTGACTGTTTGACGACCAGATACAATGTTTACTTGTCTCTCACCAAAGTCTAACTCTGCATCTTTAATCAACGAAGTGATACCAAGAAATTTGTTCAATTCATAGATAGCAAAGCGTGTTGGAAAATTTTCTTCTACGCTCGACTTTGCATAGATGCTTTTAGCAGGAGACATTGTTGTTATTATATTGCCAGGATTAACCAAAAGTGAAGGGTTAATGTTAGCAAAGTTTTTCAAAATGTTAATAGTATTTTCACTTAATTTCATAATAAAATGGCCTCTTTATGATCCAACTTTTTTAAACTTCTTAAGGATGTCAGGGTTATGTGAGATAGGAGATGCAACAGGAACTGGCTTTTGATTCTCACCGTTTCTCATTTTTCTAATGAGATCTGCATCAGCAGTTGCAGAAGCACCGATTGATGCTAGAGCAGGAAGCTTACCACCAAACACATAAGCACCAGAGTGTTGTAGATGCATCCATGGGCACAACCATACCTTCATACCAGCCTTACGAACGTTCTGACAGAATAGATAATCTTCTGATAGATAACGATCTGTAGAAGCTTCCATCTTAGACTTAGCAACTGAAAGTGTTTCTTTTGCTTCTAATGATGATACTGAATCGCCATCTGCAATCTTCTTAAGAAGAGACTCATAGGACTTTGTAGGATTGAAGCGATCGATCTCCGCTTGGAAATATTGACCAATCTTACGAGAACCATCAAATGCTTCTGTACGAACATGATCTGGCTTATACATAATTTCTGGATAGGACTCAAGATACTTCTTGAACGTATTTTTACGTACCATCATGAACCCTGTACCAGTCTCTAGAACCTCTGCTGGCTCATCAAGACGAATTGTTTTAGTTTTTTCTGTTCCATCAAACACAGGATTGAAAACAAAGTCACCAACGAAGTCTTCAAGTACATTTGGATTCTGATCGGCAACACCTTTGTTTACTGCTGCATAGATCTTTTCCCAAGTAATACACTTCTTAGGATATGGTGCTGCAATAACATCATATTCAGACTCTGGTGTCTGAAGTGCCATCATAGCAATAACATCTTGTGGATTGAATCCAATGTCAGAATCAATAAACAACAAATGATCAGCTTCTGAACGAATAAATTCATCAACACAATAATTACGTGCACGCGTAATAAGCGATTCATTAAATAAGAAGTATGAACGAACTTCAATACCATACTTTACACACAAAGCTGTAAGATCACACATTGAACGTGTGTACATACCACCAGCCATACCACCATACATTGGAGTTGCTACAAACAGCTTACGCTGTCTAAGTTTTTCAATATCAATTTTAATTTCCATTTTTATTTCCTTTTACCACGAACCATCATCGATGATGAATTCTATTCTAAACATTAATAGTCTAATAATTAATTGATGCATCTTAGGATTAAAATCATCTGGTCTCATATAATCATAATCTAACCCCCAGCTTCTGGGGTTAAGAATGAACATAATTGTAAAATTTGACCACCTAAGATAATTAAGTATACTTTTGATCATGCGCCTTGCCAATACCATAATCACCATCATACTTCTTTAGTGATTGTGATGTGAAGAGGAGGAACTGTCCGACTCGTGTTCCTTTTTTGATCTTTGCAGGCGCTGTGACATGTAGCGCGCCAGCCATAACACCATGATAACCGGAATCATATAAACCGCTAGTGATAAAAAGACCGTTACGGTTAAGAGTAGATCTAGTGATAACCCATCCAGCTTCGTCAGGCCCAACATCGATTATATTCTCCATAATAATTTCATAGGAACCAGGATTGAGATACCAATAACCCTCTTCATCCGGAGTAAGTTCTGTGGAACCTCTATGCTGTTTAACTTCTTTACCATCTACCTCGCCAATAATAAATGGGTTGGTGATATTCATTTGAAAGATCTTTTCAACACGAAGATCAACAGCATTAGGTTGAATGTCAGTCAACTCTACATTGGTAAGATTGGATTGAGTATCTTGTGCTGCAATATGAATCATCATTGTTCGGCTCCGTAAGTATCTGGGTTATATGCCTTTTCCTTGTCGGCAGCATACATCATAAGAATAATATAGTGAATAGCTTTTAGCAAGTCTTTCTCGTTCTTGCCACTCTTCTTACCATAACGAGCAAGATACTTGATGGCAGTATCACGAGCAGTAGTTTCTAAACTACCAAGAGATTCCCAGAAGTCTACTGTTTGAATATCACCATTGCCAACATAATGCTGACCATATGTTCCATCGAGATACTTAATGAACTTGTTAATGTTCGTCATCTCATTATATTTGTAACTAATATCACTCATCGATGATCGTTCCCATAAATGTATGCATAACAAAGTCTATCAATGTAGTGCATGTTGGACTTTGCTAATTCAATCTTAGAAGTATCTTCTGTCTTGAAGTTAAAGTCAACTTCTTCTTCAAACTTTCCATTGATTAATCCTGTAGGACTATTATCGAAGGCAATACCATTCAAGCCAGCCCATACTGCTGCAGAGCTATCCCATGTGTCAATATATTTTCCAAAGATCTCAGAGAACATAATCTCGTTAGGACCGTCCATCATACCAAGGAAGTGTACACGCTTACCAGCTGCTTTGAGTGAAGGAAATGTCAACTTCTCTTTCATCTCATACATCAACTTAATACGAGACATGAAACGTTGCATCTTGTTTCCTTTCTCAACTCCATATGCATTAGGAGCTGTAAGAATAGAAACACCAACATAGTCTACAAGATGTGTGTTAAGGCTTGCCCAACGAAATGTCTTTACGACATCGTCAACATCACCAATCTTTGATTGTGGAACAAAGAACGTACCAAATCCACCATCGTGGAAGATAGGAGCAAGCTTCTTTGCTGCTTCAATTGTCTTCTCACCAGGCTCACCAGGATAGTCAGACATAACAATCCAATCAGCACCAATCTTCTGACCCATCTGCATTAGCTTTTCAGAGTCATACATTGGCTTACCCTGCTTGTACATCTCAAATGCAGAGTTATCTAGAATGATCTTACATTCAAACTCATCCTTCTGACGAAGGTAGAAGTTGACGTAGTTCTCGTCAGACTCAACAAGGTGAGCGAGCGCAAGGTGAACCTTACGCCCGTGTACTAGATCAAGATGTGGAGTGGGAGCAATATGGCAGAATTCAATAGGCATTCACTGTACCTCATAATAAAATAATAATATAGTATTGATTGACTAATTAGTCAACTTTTTTCTTATCTCTCATTGAGAGAATTTTGTCAACTTTAGATACACCTGCATAACGATTGGATGTCTTTTTAGCAGGAAGTTCTTTATCAGTTGTTGCAGCAGATGCTTTTACAGAGTAGTTAGCTAGAGTGTTTGTCGAGAGACCAGATTCTTCAACTGACTCAACTTCTTCATTCAATTCTTTCACTTTGTGACCTGCATCTGAAAGATCATCTAGATCTGATGAGCGAAGGATATCACCAGGCTTCACGTGATCTACATTTACCTTGGATCCAACAGCATGTACTTTGTACTGGTTGTCACCTAGTGATTTTACATGAACAGCAAGAGGATGAACCTTTTTTGCTGCTTCTGAGAATTGAATAAAAGTCTTCATCTAATTACCCTTTTGGATAGATGCAGTGAGATCCGTTCTCATCGTCCTCGCTGACATCAATAATGACATCTCTCTTAGGGTATTTATCTTTTATCTTTGCTACGAGATCATCTGAAATCATCTCGCAAGAACGGTAATTTAGCTGTAAAGTTCCGTCAGAATATAGTGATTCTAGCCAACGCTTAAACTGGATAAACTCAATATCACGATCGTCGTGAAATACTTCAATCTGAACCTTAAAGTGGAAAATATGACGATGAGGATAACCTAAGAAACTAACATCATATTGATCACCAGTTTTCAACTTAGGATCTTCTAGTGCTGCCGGATATTTGTGAATGCCCTCTTTGGCAAACTTTACCCAGATAAATTTTTGTTCAGTCATTGAAGTTAACTCCACTCTTTGTTCTTAATGAATATACTTTACGATCCATGTTAGGATATAGCTTCTTTGTTTGAAGCTTAACATTTCCTGGAAAAACTAGGTAATACTTACAAGGAGTCGTATCTGTTTTACCAATCTCGATATCGTTAAAATAACGATTGAATTCAGCAATACGAGCTTGTACACCTTGTCTACGTGTAATGATCTTTAACTCATTTGCTGTCTTAGGACCTGTACCAAGTGCATTCAAAATACGAGAATATGACTTCATTGTCTTCATCGATTATCTTCCTTCATGATATTTTGATTTAATTTTATTAAAATGTTCGTTGAATAAAATTCTACGATCATTATCTAAAACAAACATTTCTGTAATTCCAGACATAGGATTACCATTTACATCATTCAAAGCATTTCGTTCTAAACCAAGATAATCTTCAATAATAAAAGAGCTTGATTTTTTGAAAGGCTTCAATACATCATTTTCTATTTGCAACGCAAGCTGTTTTGCTTCTATCCATGCAGGACGAGAAAAATATATAAAGTTTGCTAGTTTCTTTTCAAAGATATCATACATTGGATCGCTAAATCTTTCAAGAAACTTCTTTTGTGTATGACCAACTTTGTCAACCAACAATCCAGATAGTTTATGTGTAAAGATTCCATGATATACCATCATTTGACAACTCCATAACCATGACCCTTCATGATAAAGTTGTTGACTGTCTTAAGAAGAAAGTCCTTGCTGGAACTTTTCTTTAATTGTTCAATCATTGTAAGGTTTGGAGCTCTTGCACTAGTGATAAGACTGATGCATCTGTTACGAAAATCATCTACTGACATATTGTAATAGTCTTGATAAAAAGAGATTTGATCAAACTCTTTAATTTTTGTACTAGATTGTTTCATGTCAGTTTTCTCCATTAGTTGACATTCCTATCAATATACAATTATTTAATAGAAATGTCAACTGGAAAAAAACCCAATGATTACAAGCAACTATACTTGCTTTGAGTCGCTTGTAATCTGATGTTCTGAAAGAACTCTTCTTTAATGCTGTTAATATAGAACATGCCATGCAGTACAGTTGTTTGCGTCAGCGACGATGATGCCATGATTCCACGGTTTGTACAACATCCATGTTCTGCTGCAACATGGACTGCAACATTTTCGCTATCTGTTGCCTCCATGATTGCCTGAGCAATATCACCACAGAGTTCTTCTTGCAATGTTCCACGGCGTGCACAGTGCTGTGCAAGACGAACATACTTAGAAAGACCAATCACTTTTGTTGTTGGGATGATACCGATGTAGGCGGTACCCGTAACAGGTTGATGGTGGTGACTACAAATAGACTTAAGCTCAGCGCGTACAACAAGCAT